TCATTGCATCTGGTGAAGTCATTGGTGGATGTGTCATTCCTGTTTGTGGTGCTGGTTGATTTAATTTGTCAATAAGTTCTTGTCTGGCATCGTCGTCAGTCTCTACTATATCAACAATCTTCTCATCAATAATTTGTTTGATGGCAGGATCCTCTGGTTTTGTGTCTGCCGCTTTCTTCAATATATCCATTTCATAACTTCTGTCTCTGATGTTGAATATAGTTGGATATTTCACTTCTCCATCCCAATTGATGTTTTGGAATTGACCAAACAATCTAAAGATGTGTTCTTCAGCAAGTTGTAAGTTCTTTGCCTTGTCAATTAATTTTGTATCTAATTGAAGCATCTCAGTTTGTAAAGCAATACCACTCATTGATCTTTGTTCTATCGCTCTAACAGATCCTAAGTGTCCCATTCTGTCAATTGCTTTAACTTTGTTTTCAATAGATGAAAGAATCATATCAATTGATTGACCACTTGGTTGTAGGAGTTGTGGTCTAAGTCCAGGATCAAGTTCATTAGGCATTGTTATGATTGAACCTGCTCCAGCACCTGCTTCTGTGTCAATAGTTTTTACAAGTGTAGGATGTCCTGATATTCTGATCGTTTGCTCTATCTCAGACAGTTCATTGTAAATTGCATTCTGCATATCCGCTATGTCGTTTATGTCTGACACACCAATACCTCTTGTTGGTGATCTGCCAGCATACACGAATACCGCTGGAACTTTGCCCAAAGGATTAGGCATATCTTCCATTAATCTTAATTTTTCTTTTTTGTCAGGATTGTATTCTTCTACATACACTCTATCTTTTGTGAATGTTCTAAGATAGTATTTTGTTGTCTGTTGGTATGCTCTCTGTTCTTGTTCAAACAATCTAACAAAACTTAATTCGTATAATCCATTAGGTAGTCTTTCAAACTCCCAGTCTAATATGTTTGGTGGAGTGTAAATTGAAACGTAAGGTCTTAGACCTTGTTGTAATTCTTCGGCTCTTGTGCCTGCTTGTGTGTTAGGCTTATCTACTAAAATTAATGAATGTCCGTAGATGCTTGACTGGATATTGACATCTCTCATAAACTGATTGAAATCTCTGCCTTCAAGGTCAGCATCTTTAAGGAATGCTTCTACCTCAGGCATACCTTCCATATTGCCAAACATTCTTTTAGGATCATTTCTAAACAGGAAACTGTTATAAATGTGAATTATTGATTTACAATGATTATCTAAAGGTGTCTGTGCTATTCTGCCAACATACTCAGATGAGTTCTCCATCACATACTTGGTTAGATAATTTCCCATTCTGTAATGGGCACCACCGCTGTATGATCTTTCTAAGAAGTTCCATCTGTTGATGTAATTCACATACTCGTCGTGTAAAGGAATACCATCAAAGTTTGGAGTCCCGTAATTTGTCATTGTGTTGGTTAAACTATAATCTGCCATTCATCACTCCTGTTTGAAAATTGAATCTTTGTGGTTCTACTTGTTCTCTGTTCTTGACTATTGGATAAAGAAAACTTATCAAATATCCTAAACTGTCGTTTAAATGATCCCATCCTTCATCCTTTGTCGGCAAGTTTGTTCCTGCTTTGTATGTGTGTCTTATTAAACTATTTATTGAGTTCTTTGCTTTAGGGTCTATTATAACCCCTCTAATGCCCAAGGCATTACACAACTTACTATTGACACAATTGATCCTGTCTCTGATACTCATATGTCTGCTTGGCATCTTAACAATGAAGCCTGCGTTCTGAAGTATAGAAGCATCCGTCCTTCTTGCTGAACTGGTTCGTCTTTGCCTTGCGGCAGGATCAGGATATGCAAATATTTTTTTACCAGGATACCTTCTGTGGATCTCTTCAGCCAGTTCATCTGTGTTTGAACTCCATATCTGTATTTCATCAAACACATAAACGATATCATTCCTGATGTAAGACACTGACGCACTCATAGGATTCAAGTTGAAGTCTATGCCTATGTGTAGTGCTGTGATGTCCTCTGGTATTTCAACGTTTTTAACATTGTGCTTGATGTCAAAGCCATAATATATGATTCCTGAATATGTCTCAAATGTTGCTTCGTATTCTTGCCTAAATGTTTTAGCATCTAAATCTTTCTTTGCTTGTTCTATCTCAGCATCTGGAACCCATCCACCATCTATGGTAGTGAATTGCCAACTCTGCCAATTCTCATCAGTGGTCTTTTGTCCCTGTTGATATAGGTCGTGGAACCAATTCAACCCACGTGGTGTTCCTGTGAAGAAAACGTGTCCACCCGTGTCTGATAATGTTGGACGTAGAACTTCGTGCCAAGCATACTCGTCTATGTCAGCCGCTTCGTCAATTACCAAATAATCAAGTCCAACTCCACGCAGTGACTGGGGATTGTCCGCACCTCGCAAACATATCCTTGAACCATTACGTAGGAATATTGTAAGTTCTGCTTCGTTGATTTTTCTGATCCAGTTCAGATCATTCAATACTTTTTTGATTTGCAACCATACCGTTTGTTTTGCTTGTCTGTATGATGGTGCCACATACCAACACAGTTTCTCAGGATTCCTTGCGAAATAACAAAGTTGTCTGATAGCAAGTGTGGTCTTGCCAAATCTTCTTCCTGTAACTAAAACTTTGAATCGTGCTGGATGTTCAGCAACTCTTTTCTGCGGTGCAGATAATTTCATTAGGCATCTTCAGGCCAAGGTAAAGGATCATTGTTCTCAGTCTCGCTTGGTGAATCTTGTTGTCCAAGATACTGCTTACCTAAGAATATCAACATTCTAACGTCTTTGTCTTTGGTAGCCTTAGAATACTGAGCACGTCTTATACCCATCTTTCCTTCTGCTCTGCCTCTCTCGATAATGTCTGTGTAACGTTTCTTTAGATTATCAACGCTGGTGTTAAGAACCATAGCAATCTCTTCATAGGAACACATTATAGAAGCAAGTCGCTCTATCATATCCTTGTCTAATTTGTATGTTCTTGCCTTAGCCATTATAAAGTCTTCTCCCTTATAATTACTCTGAAACTTCTTGCGTCTGTGTCACCTTGTTGTGTGACTATCGTAATTTTGATTGTATAAACATTTTGCACACTACCACCTGATACCCTTACATTTACTAAATTGCCTCCTGTGATATTAACATCTGCTATTGCACTTGTCGGTAATTGTAATGGAGCGGCATCACCAGTCACTGTGCTGATTGCCACAGTTGCTGATGTTATAGTATCTCCCGCGGCCAAGTAATCTGTAAAATCTAAACCGTATTGAATATTTGATGCTGGGTCCTTCGTAGCGAAGAGTCCATCTCGATCACTTCTAAATCCTGTCAAGTTCGCCATTATACTTCTGCCCTTATTTTTGGTGTAACAAATCTGTCTTTAATTGGAGGTATTCTCAATTTGTGTCTCCTTGTTTCTTGTGATACCATATGTGTCCTTGTTTCTGCAACAACTTTATTTACTCTATTTTCTTGATCAATCGCAGTTATGCGTGTATCTGCGCCAATAGTTACTATTCTTGTCTCTTTTAAAACTTTTGCGATGTTGTGTGGATCTGCTTGATAATATAATTTTCCAGTGACCAATTTGCTTGCCAATGCTGGTAACACTAACTGATACGGCCCTAATCTTCTTGATGGTATCGTATCTGGTTGTGTAAATGCCGATGTAAAAGTTAATTGGTATGGTCCTCTTCTATGCGTCGGAGTTATAGCAAAACCAAATGCTGAACTTAACGCAGTCTCTCCACTGAATGTTGCGTTGGCTGTTAATACAGGAGTAAAAGCACCTGTTATTGTTACCGCGGATGGTTGATCGAATATTATAGTATCTGATAATGTTGGACTAAATGCTGATGATATATTACAAAAACCTTGTAACACACCTGCCGCTTGTAGATCACCTGTGACCGTAACCGTTAAGTCTGCCTCACCTCTCTGCTCGAATGCTGAATTATCAACTAAACTAAATGCTGAACTTAAATCACTCGCACCAGAAGGTTTAAATTGGACATCTGTAAGATCTATTGTTGCTGTATTGACAAGGTTATAACTTCTTGCCCATACATTAAGATCCCATTCATCCCAACTTTCTAAAACACTTCCCCAGGTATTATCTGGCCAACTTTCCCAGGCTACCTGATCAAAGTCTTCCCAGGTATTGTCATTTGCCAATGCTATGGCATTGACGGTATCCCAGGTATAGTCACCACCTATATCATATATGGCATTACCTTGCGGACTTGAAGAAGTTGTATTTGATAATGATGATTCACCTTGTATGTCTATTTGTAACCTTGGTATGATTGTTATACTTGTTGATGTCGAATAACTTTCAACTGGCAATAATACCAGGTTATTCGTAGATGATATTATATCAGATACAACAGATAAACTTTTTGTTACATCTGAAATATACTTTGGTGTAACTGCTAATGTGGATACCGTTGAAGGTGTCGCAGTTGCTAATTTTAAATTGACAGAATCTTCAACAATTCCAAAACTACTTGACGGACTTGACTCTCCAAACTTTGTGACCAGAGCCGTTGCGGACATAGTTGCCGCTACATTAATTGGATCAATTGAATCACCATTTAAACCATCTATTACGTGGTTGTCTGCTTCCCATTTCCTGTTAAGACTGCCTGCTGGACCTGTATTGGCCTCCAAGACCATATTGGATAATTGTAAAGATATACTATGAAGACCATTACTATTGTTATTGGATGTGTTTATTTGAATACTAAGATTACATTCGTCAGCAACAATGTCATCTTGGTTGGCTGTCACCGTAGTCACAGCACTTCCAGTCTGTGTTAAAGTATCAAGGCCAATACTTGGACGACTTAAAAATGGCCAATCTATAATTGATATTCCGAAAGCATCACCTCCAGTATAATCTATATCGAATATAACACCTAAACCACCACCTGTTGATGATACGGTTATGTTGGGCCTACATAAAAAATTGACAATACACCGTTCTGGTGGTATGTTATATAAATCGTCTGTGGTTTTTAAATCAACTTCCCAATGAACTTTGAATCCTTGTGAATTATGATTGCTGTTTGAAAGACCTATCGTCCTTGTCGCACTGGCTCCCGTGCCGACTCCTCCGCCAAAGGCCGTGCCACCACCTGATGTAGAGAATGATGTAAAACCTACATCTGGATCTGATGTATCACTTACCTCTCGTCTTATTATTCGGGTCGTAGTCATTAGACACCTCCCTAATATTAAGCAAGACTAATCGATAAATTGCCAGAACTGATTGTAAATTGGTCTCCTGATGAAACCGTTTTTGAAGTTGTTAATGCACCGTAAAACAAAACGTTACCACTTGTTGACGCATCCATCAATGCCAGGTGAGTTACAACTTGTCCAGTTGAACCTGCTGTCTGATAGTTTGCTGTCGCTACTGGGAATGATACCGTCTGATTTGAACTTATCGTTCCTGTAGTTGAAGCACCTGCGTTTGCAAATGTGATTGTTTGTCTTGCATATGAACCATTATTAATTTCGTAGTATCCGAATTTTGATGTTGCGTCTGTTCCTGAAGTGTTTGACTCCAGTGTTGCCGCTACACCTGATCCTGAATCTGCGAATAATGCCACATAAACGGTTGCTGGTGGAGTATAACCTCTACCTGAACCAACTGTCAAAGAACCGTTCCCAAAATTAAGAACGTGATCTAATAATTTGTCTTCTAAATAATTTGAAGCCGCACTCATTATTGTTTCTCCTTTGTTTGTAATATTACGTTAGTATTTATATGAAGCCTATGTATCAAGCCTTTAACTTCCCATTTGTGCTATCTTTTGAGCAAATGCCTTAAGACTAAAAGGAACAGCATCTCTTTCTTCCATATGGGAGTTTTTTATCTGCTCGAATAAGTCGTTTTTTTCTACAAAATTAGTTTCTTCTTCGTCAAAGGTTGTCAAACCTTTTTCAAACACACACCATTTATCCATTGAAACTTGTCCCTACTGATGGAGTCGTCCAACTGCCATCTATCTGTTCTTCAATTGAAAAACTATGATTTAATGGATCACCTGTTGGTGCTTTGTCTTTTGCCCACGTGACCATTGCCGCTTGGCTGTCAAATTCATACCACTTGCTGTCGTCTTGCCAGTATATTCTCCACATTAGTAACTATCTCCTGATCCTGGTCCTTCTGTTGTTGGTATAACCACAACATCACCAGAACCTTTAGTGACCTTGCTTGGTGTTACTGATGACAGGCTACCACCATTCACCAATGTCGTTGCCGAATGATAAAGGTATAATTCTGGTTGATCGGCTCCACCTGCTGTGCCATCTGTGCCTCCATCAACATAACCATCAGTCAATGCTGAATTATAATATTTTGCCCTAACACTTGAACTGGAGAAATCTATGTGAGTATCATAGAACCATATTGGTCCAAAATCGAACTCGGCACCTCTCTCCCAGGCCGCATTATAACCTGTTGCGGTTCCACTCGATCCTTGATATCCTAAATTAATATTTTGTATGCCATCCATATCACCATCTGATGTAAAATTACTGCCTGAATTTATAATTGCTGGTTGAACATCTTCACCATCTATATACAAAGGTCTATTGGTGTTATCTGTTGGATCCATTGCGAACATAACACAATGCCAACTACCATCTAAAAAATTACTTGCAAAATTGGTCGTGTTATATTTTGTATTGCCACAACCACTTGTTGTTGGAGCAGGGTTTTGACTCCCATTAAAGAAGTTAATGTTAAAACTATTACCGAATATAGACCACGAACCACCACCACTATCACCACCATTGATGAATCTCATTGCCCTTACACCTGGACTATCTAATTGACTGGTGCCATTGATCCTGACCCACGCAACAAAACTGAATCTATGATTGTTAGCAAACCCACCATTTACCGGTATGTTGTATGTGGCCTTGTTAGCCGCATTAACAGCCTGTCCGTCATTGAACGCTCTCGCGGCACTTCCTCCGGCCGCTCCTGCTGTGGTTAAAATTGATTTAGCAAATCCTAATGGCATCTATCTCCTCCTTATGCGAATGCTTTTGCTATGTTACCTATATAATCTGTTCCATCATAGAACACCGTAACAACATCAATGGCATTTGCCCCTGTTGATAAAGTTGGAGCACCACCGGCAAACTTGACAGCGGTTGAATCACCAGTCCCAAAACTTGCAGTTCTGCTACCAGTGCCATCTTGTTTGATTTTTATAGTCACCGTCTGACCAGCGATTAGACCACTGATAACAAATTGAGTATTCGTAGCCAATGTCACTGTATGGAATGGTGCCAATGTTGTATCAACGGTAATCGTTGAACTTGATGTTAATGAATTTATTTTTTCACTGTATGCTTCTAACTTTCCTATTCTTAATAGGTCTGTAAGATCTTCTTGATAGAAACTATAAGTTGATCCGGCTGGATTCTGTGAATTATTGTTTGCGTAGAAATGATACATATTGCCTGTTACCGTAGCATCAGTTCCTATATCACCCATTGAATAAAAACCTATGAAGTTATCTACTGCTACCGTGCCTGATCCATCTTCTGAATTTTCTAAATATGAAGCAACACCAGTAGCATCTGTGATCGTGATATTTTGATTGTTACCATAAACCAGCACACCACTCATATTTGCTGATACCGTTCCCAATGTTGAAGCACCTGAACCATTGTTCTCAACGGTTGTATTGATGTCTGCCCCCATTGGACCTCTGCTTCTGAATGTGGCAGATGTTGATGTTGAACTTGAACCGTTTAGATCTATAGATGTATAAATTGCCTGTCTAAATCTATCATTTGAATTGGATGATGATTGACCTGATGCTAATTTGTAATAAGAAATCATAGCATTTTTATAATGCCTGTTGCCATCACCTATCGTCAATGATAGGTCTTCTTTGTAAATTATGTTTCCATCAGAATATCTTGAATTACTATTATAATTTTCTGCGAAGTTACCACCTCCACCTACTAACTGAACCCTACCTGTTCCATTTGCTGATATCATAAGATCATCATTTGATCTTGAAGATTGTATAACGTTATCTGTGATACTCACAGCGTCGTTGGATATAGATCCTGTTGCAGTTACGTTTGTAGTTGCCGTAATGGCTCCTGTCACTGCCAATGTTGAACCATCAAATGTTAATCCTGATTCAGCATCTAATTCTGTTGTTGTTGAACCCACGGTAACAATTTCATTTGCAGTAGCATTATTCAATGCTGTCACTGCCGGTGTGGCCCCTGTGATTGTTAAAACATCACCACTTACTGCCGTCGTCACCGTTCCGGCACCAGCAACTTTGAAAGTTTCATCTATATTGACCAAAGTCCCTGAACTATCGTCACCTACAAATGTTATACCACCTGCGGCTGAATCTGCCGCTAATTCAAATCTTGCGTTACTGCTATTATATTTTAAAATCTGATTGTTAGACGGTGATGATATGTTGAACATATCAATAATAGCATTTTGATTGTCTATGTTTTGTTTTGCATCTGCACGAAATAATCTTGGTGAGTCTGATCCAGAATCACAGTTTGCCGTCGATGCTTTAGTTGAACTTGGCCAGGTTGCCATTAGCAATTCTCCTTGTTTATGTTATATTTAACGAATCTTGTGTTAAGCATATGCTTTAGCAATATTTCCAAAGAAACTTGATCCGTTGTTAAAAATTGTTACGATGTCTATGGCACTTGCCGCCGTTGATAGTGTTGGTGTGCCACCTGCGAACTTGACAGCAGTTGAACCATCTGTTCCAAAACTTGCTGTCCTTGAACCTGTGCCATCCTGCGTTATGATCAATGTAACACTTTGACCAGTCGCTAAATTAGAAATTACAAATTGCGTGTTGGTTGCCAATGTAACATTAAACACTGGACACTGATTACAATCTACCGTTATGGTTGATGAACTTGATAAACTTTTTACTTCTTCTCTGTAATTTTCTAAAGTTCCTACTCTTGATTGATATGAATCATCATTCGTATAGATCAAATACTTGTTCGTAGCAACACTACCTGAATCCATAAAGAAACCATATTCTGTCGTCACTGTTTCTGTGCCGGCTCCAGTGGTATCTGCTGGCTGTGATCTGAAATGTTTAAGATCTGATACCTGGACGGTATGATTAGAATCTGCTGACTGTATGAAAGGCACTGATACATAGGTATTCAGTGCTTCTAAAGTTATGTTACCAGCATTTGAAGTGTCAGAATAGATATAAGGTTCAGCAAAAATTCCATTTGCATTTCCTATCGTCACATCAGTGGTGCTTGTGTTATCTATTTCTACAACATTATAATTTGCTACTGGTCCTCTATAGATACCTGTGCTTGTTAGACTTGATCCATTAGCATCAATGTGCATTATATCACCCTGTCTAAATCTTGAATTACTCTGTGCTGAATTGGTTCCATTAAATGTGTATTTTGTTATCCTATTATTTCCATATCTTCTTAAACTGCTTGAATTCATAGCATTAGGATCAATCGTGCCACCATCGTGGACAATATTGACTCCGTGGTTCCATCTTGCGTTGCTTGAAAAATCCGTTATTCTGTCTTTGATACCTATAGAACCTGTGCCACTTACTTCTAAAAATAGATCATCATTACTTCTTGTGCCTTTTATAACATTATCATCTATTGATATTGCATCATTGGCTATTGAAGTTGTTGCCGTCATCGCACCTGTGACTGCCAATGTTGATCCATCAAATGTTAAATTGGATTCTGCGTCTAACTGCGTTGTGGTTGATGCCACTGTGACTAATTCATTTGCTGTTGCATTATTGATCGTCGTGCCACCAGCACTTGTGTTGTATGCTAAACTATTCCAGGCTGTTGAACCATCACCTACCTTGAACTTGGTAGTGTCTGATTCATATCCAAATTCTCCTGCCGCTAAAGTTGGATTGGCTGATGACCAATCTGATGCTGTGTCTCTTCTAAATTGTATTTGTGTTGGCACTATGCTGTTCCTCCGTCTATGGCCGTTATTGCTCCGTATGTGGATACGGCTGTTCCCCCATCAATATTTATTGTCCCAACAGAAGCAAAGGATAATACACCTGAACCGTTGGTAACTATGACCTGTCCATTAGTGCCATCTGCTATCGGTAAGTTGTAGGCATTACAAATCTCAACTGCTCCTGAACCGGCTGGTGTTAAATGGATTGGTTCATTAGTTCTTGCCGTTGATATTCTGTTGTCATTGATTATGAAACCTCCAGTGGAATCACCTCCCACACCAACGTGTAATTCACAATTAAGTGATATCACATTCGCGTTAAGATGCATAGCACCTCCCGGAGCGGTTAAATTCATACCTGATGAATCACTTGATATGGTGGTTCCTGATATCGTTAAATCTCCTGTGCTCGCACTACCACCTGTTGAAGCAAATGTTATAGTGTCTGATCCAGCATTCGTGGTTATAGTCATATTTGAACCTGCCACTAATGTTAGACCATCTGACGTTCCGTCCGCTACTACATCACTCTGTCCTGCAACGGATATGGTTTTGAAAACATCTTGGTCTGCTGTGGTGTTGATTGTGACTGAACCATCTGAATTAGTTGATGTTGTGCAGTTTGTCCCACCTTGTATGTAAAGGGTATCACCTGCTTTGATATCTATCGTTGAACTATCGTCTGCGACAATTCCGATCGACTGATCACGCAGTTCTAAAAAATTAGAATCTATCTCGCTTCCTATCAAACCCGAATTTTTGGGTAATTGATCACTTGCTGTTGTTGGTGAAGATAAACTTCTTGTGGTAAGCGTTGCTCTTTTTGGCATTCCTTCTCCTGAATAATAGTAGTATTTACTTTGATTTTAAGAATCTGTCGTATAACTCCCAATATTCGTCTCTTAATCTGATACGTCTATGTTCTTCAAAGTGTTCAAAGCCATACACACCGTAATAGATGTCAGTTATCAATTCAAAATCATCCAATTCCTTTACAGGCTTTGGAGGTCTTGGTGGTGGTGGGAATTTTATTATCTTAGCCAATGGTGAAAAGATCCTGTGGATTGGTTCTCTTACGCAATTTGCTTTTGTCAGTGTCTGGATCAACGATGTCCAAAATGTTTATTGGTGAATCTTCAACATCCGCATCAATCAAACCTGTTTTGGCATTCTTGTATGTGTAACCATTAGGAAACTCCAATAAAATGTTGCAGGGTCTATGTTTTACGAATTGTTCTATAACTTCTTGCCACTTGTTTTGGTTGTTGTTTGTTGGATCCACGTAAGTGTATTCATCAAACTCCTTGTCGTCTTTGACTGTTTTAAATCTAAGTTCAGCGATCCTATGTCCATATGCTTTCCTTGGATTGTGTGGATTTTGTTGTGCTATCCTTGTCGTGATTGATTCTAATAATGTTGTGTTTGCTATATCTTTATGTTCCATATGATTCCTTTTGTAAAAAATATTTTTCTATTTTTCTATTCTTTATTATACGTTATATTGGGCATTGTGTCAATCGTCCTTGTCTGACCTCTACGATGGTAATAGTGTCTCCTCATATTACCACGTCTCTGTCGCACCTCAACGTTGGCACGATGCCAACCTTTACCAATTTCAATAAAGGTAATGATGTAGTCTTCGCTCCTTTTACCACGTTTCCTCCACAGTTCCAGGGGCCACAGTTCATACCAGTCGTCTAATGTCAATGACCATTCCTCTCCACGGAATCTTGCCTGGCATCTTGATCTCAAGAATGCCAATCTCCTTGCCCTCAGTTCCTTGTCGGGACCTGATTTCCAAAGGTGTGGTCTGTGTGGTTTGTAATTCTGTTTCATTTGTAGATGAAAGGATCTTTCTTTTTAAGATCACGAATTTTTTTCCTGAACTTGATCTCGTCGGCTACTCTGTGATATGGCCAAGTTATGAATTCCCATATTTTTTTGAACATTGTGTTTCTCCTTGTGGTAGCGAAGCCAGCCTGTCTTAATCATATGGAGCACGTTAGGATCGGCTGACTTCAAATGTATTTATAACTTATTGCTGATTGGTGCCGTGATTTGGATCACACCAGTGTTCTCTGGGAGTGAATGGATGCACATTCTCGCATCTCTGTGGATAGGATGAGCAGGCAGTCACCGTTAATATGACCACCATAGAAAGGAGGACTGGCCTGCTCATTATAGATATGATATGAACGAAAAACATATCTACTCTATATTAACACAATGGATACTATGTGTCAATTCTTTAATTTTATTTTTTTTCATTTTGTTGCTTGTCAAGTTCATCACATATTACCAACAGCCTCTCCTTGATCTCTGACAGGTGCTCAAATATCTGTGTTGCTATCTCTGGTTCAAACACCCGGGATGACCGTTCCATACGTTCAACTATGGTGTCTATGTCTATGCAGTCTTTCCTGATGGATTCGTTGCTTTGCTCTTTGTTGAACAATTGGGGATCCTTTATCACTTCAAAAACCCTTTCAGTTTTCATCTATAGACCTCGAGCGTGTCATCTACCACGTTGTTATTGACATAAAGATGTATTATTATGTGCTCTGGATCATTTTTTGGGAATACCGCATACTGACTGTCGTCAGGATATTCCTCAGGTGGTTTGTAGTTTTTGTCTATTTTTTTTTGGGTATGATCCCATTGTGGTTCAACGTCGTATGCTGATGGTAGCAATCGTTTGACTTGTTCTATGCTTTTGCCCATATAAGGCAACGATTGGATATACGCATCTTGTCCTCCCCGGATAACCTCAAATATTTTTTCTCGTGCAATCTTCATATTACACCGTCCAAGTTGGATGTCTGAATTGATGCTGACAGTTGGGACATTCTATCTTGAATGGATATCCCTTGCCGGCAGTCTTTTGTAGCATCGTTGAACAAGTCATAGCGAATAGTGTCGCATACTTGCCCTCTTTAAAGTAATATTCGTAATGCTTGGTCAAGACATCATATTGCACCATATAGTCCTGGTATCTCTTTAGACTGCAACCTTGCAAGTATGTTGTAAGGCTCTTGATGGGTCTGACTTTTGTTCCCCATTTCATCTCCGCACCCTTGTGGGTCAATACCGGGAACTTGAATGAGTAAGTGGCATCCAGATTGGGATCCTTGGGAACCCGGACGCAGTGGCTGAACTTGGTGCCTGATGTGTTGTATATTGCTTTCTTCTTAGTTTTTGTGGTCATATGTTCTCCTTGTTATATCTCATTATAGCACAAGATTGGTGTGCCGTCAATAGGGTTTGGCAATTTCTTTTGGTAAGATGCGTCCGCTCGTAAATTGCGTCAGCAACCCGCGTTACGGTGGATCTACCCTGGCCCCTGGTTTGAGCGACGGTGTGTGAGCACGGGGTGAAATCAAATCTGGGTCAAAAGGATGGCTTGGTAAGGTCTGGTTGAACCAAAATCACCGAGTTTAAGTCTCGAAGATGGCTTCGTATTCTTGGCTAAAGGATGGCCCCGGTTGGTGCGAAAATGTTACAATGCAATAGGACAGCCATTACCAAAAAAAGGATGGGGACGGCCTGAGCCACCGTGCCTACCATTCCGGATTGTGGCCCTACGGTTCTAATATGGTCGTAAGAGTTCTATCAATTCTATTATCACAATGGCTCCCAACTCCACAGCCAGGATGGTGTGATAGATGTGCCAAAGAATAGGCCTACTCTGATCTGATTTCTTCATTATGCTTTTGATTATAACACAATAGACGGATCAAAGCAACCTTAATATTGTCTCCAATCTGGCCATACGGTTGGTAAGGTTTGGTTCTGGCTTGATAGAATGGTTTGGTAAAGAATGATTAGAGCGGTGCATCTCCAAGTAGTATGTTGATACCCAAGCAACCCTTCTCACCTAAATAACACCCCTCTATGTGTGTCTAAAGGCTATTCATTTGTGGGTCAATGCTATGCAAAATGCAACGTGTCCGTGTCACTTGTTTGCAGTATCCTTATCAGTTCTTTCTGCTCCAATAGATCCAAACGACTCTGTTGTTTGAATTCCTTGCCTGTTGTCTCTGTGACGTGCTTGTGGAATCTCAAATAGTGTATTGGTCTAACCACCTTTGTGAATATAGCACTCTGATATCTTATCTGATCCCGTATCAATGCAAAGGTCACTGCCGCTTCCACTTGCTTCTTCCAGTCTGAATATTGTGCGTCTATTTCACCTCTCTTCACAAGATCCTCACTGAAGTTTCTGATTACTTTGTGTAACTCCTCGCAGTAATGTTCTTGGCTTTCTGGATCGCGATGCCAGTCCAGTTGTTGCATTAGACTTTTCGCTCGGTCAGTTGGATATATGGCCATTAATGTCAGTGCCACCGAACGGTCCTTTGCCCTAAGTTTTGTGTATGCTATCATATATTTTCCTTACGCTTTGTATAGGTAGTGGTGTAGTGTTTGTTAAGGAAGTCCCTGTCAGGCCTCACGGTATAGAAGTTGCCTTTGGTCTCACCCGTCGTTTGTTCCTCACTATCTATCACACGCACCTCTCCCGGTTCTACTGACTCTATCTCAGTCCTCCAATTGACGTGGGTGTTGAAGTCTGCCAACCTATCATTCGCGAACTTCCAGGCCATTGTTCTGTCTGTGGCTTCTATACACATCTCAGCGAAACTTATACCTTGTAGTGTTACTATGAACTTCTGTATTGGTCCTTCAAGTTCTCTTGGCACTTCTTTTATCTCCACTGCAGGTCGCTGTTGTGCTGACAATGGAGTCCGGTTCATCTGATACTTCACTGCCCACTTCCTTGCATCGTGTTTGAAGAACTTGTCCATCCTGTCTGGGAAGTGTGATTCACTTGGTGTTGTGCTTATGGTCCAAGCACCCGTGAATATGTATTCACCTCGCTCATTCACTTGTTCATTGTTCTGTAGATACTCAAGGAACTTGCCTGTGGCAATACCTTTGATGTTCAGGAACTTGATGTTTGCTCCTCCATACACAGTCTCTACCTGTTTCGTAAGCACACCAAACTTCTCCATTGTTTCGTATGCCATCTTCTCTGTCTTATCTTGCTTTGACATTTTTTCCTCCTATGTTTTTCGTTGTCATAGTGTTAGTATAACACAGGATACGGATATGTCAATCCGGTTTGGTAAGGTTGGTAAGGAGGTTTGGTCCGTTAATATTCTTCTTCACCAAGCACTCTCCAAACGATTGCCTTTTCCAACCATTGGGGACATCTTGGATCTGCCAACAATGTCCTGTAGAATGCCCTGCAACTGATCCATTCTTCTGCGTCGATGTAGTCCTCATTGTCCTCCTCCTCGGACATTGGTTCGTATCTAAGGTCCTTGCGATATTCAACCACTGCATTGATGTGACGTCTGTTCAGTTCCTGTATGGTGAATTCCTGCAATTGATCCAGTGTGGTGAAGCGATGTATGTTTGCGAATATGGTGTCAAGTATCGTCATATATGACCGTGACCTTTAAGGGGATATGCCAAGCCTATGTCAGAAAACCTGAACACAAAAAGGCCACGGTTCGAAAGTGTTGGAGGAGGTATGGCTCATATGGTTGTAGGAAACAACCACGTTAGTCGTTATGCTCTGCAAGGAGTTTAAACAACATCTCCCCCAACAACAGTATTTACTATGATCGAAAAAATCACGCTATCTTAACGACTCTGGTTGGCTTTCCGTATTTGCGTTTTATCGTGTCAGCGGCCTTGGTGGCACTTTCTTTTGTGACGAAATGTTTGTTCCAACGTTGCCCCATTATTTCAATCGCGAACAACTGTGGTTTCTTTTCTGTGTCCTTCCAGTGCAAGTCACCTTGCTGTCGCAATTGGGTCTGTTGTTTGATCCTGTTCCAGTTAAATCCTTTTGCCATTACAGATAATCATCAATATGCACACCCACACTTGACTTCAGTATCGTGTTCGCTGTGCCAGTTGCAATTTGATTCATCTTCCTTTGGTTTGAACTTAGATATCCTTTGTCTCCTTTCAAAGGAACTATGATCTTGTGTTCCTTGTGTATGACAATAGCAGTATATCTGTGATCTTGTTTTTCGGGAACAAGCAACACACTGAGTTCTTTGAGTGTGCTACCTTTCTTGTTCTTGTAACCTGGCATATAGCATTTACTTGCCCTGATCTCTTTGGTCTTGTATCCTGCGTTCTTTAACTCTTGCCTTGTTTGCTTGACCAACTCATAGTGTGGTGCGGCCCATTCTTCTTTAGTTAAGTTTCTTCTGAAGTGTGGCCACTCAGTGTTCATCAATGCCCTCGCAGGTTTGAGTTGATTGTTCTTGCAAATTGTAACATTCAATCTTAGATGCTCTATGTTGTTGTTGACGTTGTTGAACAGATCTAATTTTGCCCATTGCCAGTCCTTTGGTAAGTCCTGGTGGCAATGGCTAATCTTATCTGCTTTCAATTCCTTGACGGAGTCAAAGTTGATTACTGATTGCTCACTGGCAATCTGTAATTTGTTTTTATTAGTTGTTATTATGTTGTTAATGTTGTTAATGTTGTTATTGTTTGCCACCATTGTGTATTCCTCCTTGCATAATAGTAGTATATATCCAAACTGGAGAAAAAACAACCTTTTATTAAATATCTGTGTGGGTGACTTGCTTTCCAAAGGTCTTACACCTTTCTCTCCAGCCAGTCACTCACCTTTTCTTAAATATTCGTATGCTGTTATCATACCTTTTCTACTGCTTCATTTTGTGTTTGCTTGGATATGCTCAATATGTTAGAAATAGATATCTCAAGAAATGTTAATTTGGTTTAATTCACCTCTCATAAAGGATTTGGTCAGTTTGGTTCCAAAACAACCAAACGAAATAGGTTGTAACCATCTTTACACGTTAAGATCAGTTGATAACTGCGTTGCTTACGATCCAAGAACAAGGGACCAAATTGATCAGGACCTCAAGTCACCTAAATCACCAAAAACACCAAATCTACCAAAGTTTTGGACCAGGAACGGTTGTAGGACTGACCTCTTTGACGAAGTTGTGACACCAAATAGATTGCAACCACAAGATTCAGGCACACTTGCCGTAGCACTTGCTATCTTTTATTTGAAAGCCAAGGATATCACTGTGTTAGGATGTGGATGGCACACCAATGACACCAAGAGCCTGTTTGACCACAGATACACACATAAGAAATGTTTTGAAAAAGGCAACAACAGCAAACTGCAATTACTCAAGACCTATCAAAAAGAATTTGGAGTTAAAATACGATTCGTTTCGGAACATATAGTGGATCCCGCACTTGGACACGCACAGGTCGAAGATCTACTGAAAGAACTTTCCTAAACTTTTTATCAAGCACGAATTTACAGGTGTGTTGTCCTTGACACTTGTTTCTCTCAGTCTTGTCATCACACGTCCAATGACCAAACTTAACCAATCTCAAGTCAAAAAGACTTTGCTTCATTACGATACCGTGTGTCTTGTGGCATTCGCGTAATTACTTCTCTTGTTAAGTTCGTTTCTACTTGCTACCCTAACGTCGTATTGCTCACCGCTGGTTACAGGAGCAATGAAGAATTGGGTGTCATTTGTTATACCTGCCGTGATGTAAGTTGAATCACCGGCTAACTTAAATTGAACGATATATTCTTTAAAGAACGGATCTGCCGTCGCTGTCCAGGTCACGCTTAACCTCGATTCAGCAACATAACCCGAAGATGCCTGGTTGGTTGATCCTGAAGTTACCGTAACACCTGTGACTGGTGGGACCGTTAATGGGTTAGGTAAATTCAGACTTGGTCTTGTTATGTCTGCTGACTTGGCATTTATAGTGTAAATCGTTGGTTGGTGTTCAAATCCTGTAACCTGGATGTCACCTTCCGCATTCAATCTAATGTCTGTAATTCTAAACTGACCATCTAATCCAATGTTTGGACTTGTGACTCTACACAGGTCACCTACTGAAACATTTGATCCTGCTATGGTCGTAGCAAATTGTATTTGTTTTGCGTTCCTTGATCTTTTGACAAAAACCTCTGCGTATTGTAATGCTTGTTCTCTGCTGGCAACGGTTGGCAAACTTAATGTTGCTTCTAATCTCTGTCCGTTGTCCTCATTCAAGAAAGTTGTGTCATCAGTCGAACCATCATCAGGATAGATCACCTCATTGGGTTGGAAGTCCGCATTTGGATCAACATAAGTTACCCTTGCCCTATTGACCTTTGTTTCTTTGTTGTCTCCTATCAATTGTAGGCCACCAACAATGTTGTCAGCATTGGCAGTAAAACTTACAGGTGGATCCGACGGTATAGATTCAATGTTGTCATCATCACCTGCGTTTTCAATCTTTAATCTAAATACACCTTGGGTGAATGGCATAATACCCCTGAAGCCTACCAATAATATTTTACAATTATTCATTATACTGGTTGAAGTTTGCACAACAGCATCGCAAGTAAATGCTTTGCCTGTGGTAGAACTTGTGTAACTTACAACTTGGTCACATAGTTTGGCCATCTTTCTCCAACTGTTCCAATGGAATGCACTATTAGGTAAGCCTTTCCCGAATCTTGGGTTACGCATATAATCTAATAAAATATTGACAGGATTGTTGC